CCCCATCACCGTCACTATCTGCGGATTCGTTAGGATCATTGGGAAACGCATCTCCTCCATCCCCGACTCCGTCTCCATCACTATCATCTTGTTCAGATGGATCGTTAGGGAATGCATCAGATTTGTCGCCTTTACCATCACCATCAGAGTCATCCTGTTCATCAGGGTTGTTAGGGAAGGCATCTGAATTATCTCCTCTTCCATCATAATCTGAATCTTCATATTCGTCAGGATCATCATCAAAAGGATCTTGATTATTCCCTACGCCATCACCGTCAGCATCTGCCCATTCACTTCCATCATTGGGGAAAGCGTCAGTTTTGTCACCAGTTCCGTCTCCGTCACTATCATCTTGTTCGTTAGGGTCATTAGGGAAAGCATCTTGGTTATCCCCTACACCGTCTCCGTCACTATCGTCGGATTCATTTGGGTCATCAGGGAAAGTATCTGTATTGTCACCTATTCCATCTCCATCAGAATCTACAGATTCATTGGCATCATAAGGAAATTCATCTTCTTTATCTATGACTCCATCTTCGTCAGCATCCTCATCCCGATCTTTTATTCCGTTTCTATTTTCATCAGGATCTGGATAATTTGGATCTCTAATCCACATAGAAGATACCGTGCCAGTAGCAGGATTTCCGTCATAATCGTACGGATCGAATCCTATGAAAATATGCCCTTCCGTAGGAGAATCAGGGTCAGTATCAGTTTTATTGTTATATCTAGGGTCATTAGGCACGGCATCTTCTCCATCAGGTACACCATCTCCATCCTCATCGTTCGTAGGGTCTCCGTCATTGCCTCCACCAAAAGCTCGTTCATACAATCCCTGCCTTGTTACCCCCTTGTAAAATCCCGTTTGAGGTGGGGCATTACCACCTGAACCATCATCACCTGAACCATCATCACCTGAAGCATCATCTCCCGAAGCATCATCTCCCGAAGCATCATCACCTAAGGAATCATCATCTAAGGAATCATCTCCTGAAGAATCATCTCCTGAAGAATCATCACCTGAAGCGTCATCACCTGAAGAAGAATCACCTAAGGCATCATCACCTGAGGGATCATCACCTGAAGCATCATCACCTGAAGAATCATCTCCTGAAGAATCATCATCTAAGGAATCATCTCCTAAATTAACATCTGGGATAGGGACATTTACATCTATGCCAATTGGAGTTAAATCAATTTTAGTATCAGACTCTTGATAATCAGCATCATTAGTATTTTCTAATATTATTTCATTTACGGTTTCTTCTGTTGTATTATTTGGGTTAACCTCAACCTTTGGTGGCAAGGTAACTTCTTCAAAATCTGAAATGTCTACCTCTAAAAAATCATCAGTATCATTTTCGGTTTTCCATTTTTTTTCAGTATCATCCCAATATATGTCCTGAATCAGGGTCAATGTACCCGAGGGGATTGTATTACCAGTAGAAGGGGAGGTATCACCCGCTCTGTATGACGATACAGGGTAATTTGCTATTTCATATCTCTGAGTTTCTGGATTCCATTTTGCATCATTGATTTTTGGACCTAAGAAGTATTCAACAATAGGAGAGTTTCTTATTGCATCTGGTATGGCATCAGAATCATCATACAGCAAAGATCCCGCTATTGCTACCGTATGACCCACAATACTAGTTACTAATCCTGCCCATCCTGCTTGCATTTCTTGTCCTGTAGGTGGTGATGGTATTGTTGGATCTCCTACATCTACTTGAAGGGTATCATCAGGAGTACCAAGGTTAAAACCATCATCACCGAAATTATCATCAATAATAGTCCCAGAATCTTCTTCGACTGGAGTTCCAAAATCTAAATCATTGCTCTCATCAAATGGTATACCCTCGTACTCACTTCCGTAATCTAATACCCGTTCTCCCTCATCTTCTCGGTTGTTTTGATTCTTATCAATATAAGCGTAATCTCCACCTTCATCACCTACGACAACATAATTAGGCAAAGAACCAGCATCATATGTAAAGTCATCATTAACCTCTACATTTGAAAATGCACCTTCATTGTATTCGCCTGTATAGGGAATATCAGTTTTATAACTTCTAACAATTCCTGAAATTTGTTCATCCGATACATCAACATAATCCAATTTGACCCTATCCATTGTATCGCCACTAATCACAAATCCTCCGCCTACATCTATATTACCATTCGCATCTTGGAAGGATGATAGCATTGCATATGCTTCTGTATCTGTTATGCCATCTGTTATGCCTACTCCAAAATTGTTTCTAAGCAATGAATCTATTTTAGATAGACCATAATCTTCAAGTGATTGACCATTTAAAGTTTGCATTAGACTGGTCAATCCTTGTTCTTCTGGGTCACGAAGGAAATCGTCAAATAAATTCCTTATTGGATTTATATCATTTGCATCTTCAAGATTAGCGGGATCTATTCCTTTTCTCTCTAGGTAGTTATACCAATCGGAAGCATTCTTAGGTCCTAAAATATTTCCTATTTCACCAATTATATCAGATGGGAATTTGTATTGTCCAGTATTTGGATTTATTCCTATAGCCTCTCCGCCAGATAATAATTGGTCTGATAAAAATTGACTAATTACGGGAGATATTAATCTCTGCATTCCAGCACCAGCACTTTGGATTGCATTTTTAAATGGTTCTATTAATGCCCCTAATCCGCTCTTTTCTTGCTTGGGCGATGTTTTATATTGTTCTGCATACTCGTCAAATACTCCTTCGTCAATATACCCTTGTATCTGATCATATGTTGCTCCAGATGTGAATTGATCAAATAAAGATTCAAATATATTTTCACCCCCTTGAGCCTTACCTAGGTTGTCTGGAGTTAAAGCAACTACAGCTTGATTGGGGTCTATGAATGGAGCTAGCCAAGCTGTTTTATCTGCTAAATTAGAAAACCAAGATTCTCCTGTTTCTGGATTTGTTGTAGCTTTATCTATGAATCCTGCTAATGCACCTACTACATTTATATTAGGAAGATTGATTGCAACATCTGTATTACTTCCTGTCATATCTCCTATTGTATTGACAATGGCATTTAGCCCTTTCTCGAATGTATTTATAAGGAAATTAGCTCCATACTCCATTGCTAATGCCTGAGCACCTCCACTACCTTGTGTAACTGCATCGAATATCATAGCACCTAATCCAGCAGAATTATTCTTTTCCATATCTGCTGTGATAACATTATCACCACCTAGGTCTATTTCTTTAAATTTATTAACAATTTCTTCAGCTTTTTCTTGACCAAAATTGGGGTTGAACAAATAGTCATTTAATAATACATTACTTCCTTGTCCTTCGGGAGTTGTAAACTCTCCACGATATTCATCTGATCTGACATAATCCTGTAAGACCTTGTCTAAATCTACAATTGTCTTATCTATTCCTTCTACAATAACTTTAAGACCAGCATCATACTCTTCGTCAGTCATAAATCCCCTAAATCTGCGGATTCTATTTTTATTCTCGTAGGCTCTTTTTTCTGCAAATCGATCATTGAGATTCTTTTTAAAACCGTCTAATTTTTGTTTTCTAGTATAAAAGATTGGGTGAGTAGGACTATTAGGATCGAGGTCGCTAGCAGGAGTCGCATCAAAAACCTCTAAGAAATCTAATAACTCTTCTTTTAAATATTCATTTGTAAAAGAATCATCAATTATAGCTTCGTCAATATCATGAGCCAACAATAGATTATTCCATCTATCCATTTCATTTATATCATCTTGATTAATGAAAGATTGACTATCGGCAGTAACTTCAAAATCGTCAGCAATATAACTAGCCATATCTTCGCCACTTCTCCAAGCGTCAACCATATCTTCAGTTATTGCTGACGAATCAGGTGGCTCTATGCCTTCCCCCTCCAGATAGTCTTGATCTAAATATTCTCTTGTAAAAACATTTCCTGTTTCATTGTATTCATCTATCGCCTCCTGACCACCTATAGAATACAGTACGGCATCGGGGTCATATCCACCTAGGGTTAACTCATCGGAAAAATCTGCATCGAAATCAAATCCTCCATCAGGATCATAATCTTCAAGGATACCATACATATCATTGAGTTCGTCAAAGTCTAAGTCAAAATTTGTATAATCATTACTGCCTTGATTGAATGGATCATAGGTCATTATATCATCGATATAACTATCAAAGTCGAAATATACATCATATCCCTCTTCAACATAACCTCCTTGGTTTTGGTAATCGCTTAGACTTCCTCCCCCAGGGGAATCTATATGAAGTATAAACCTATTCTTAACTAGGTAGTTAAAAATAAGTCTATCTAATTTATATCCTAGACTTTTTAGGATTTTAAACATTATCGACCGAATACAGTATAATGTATAAATGTAGCACCCGCTGTATGGTTTACTACTAATTCTGCTAATGTTAAATTATTAATATATGCAACATTGCCTGCACTAAAAGAACCAGTTTTTTCAAATGATACAAGTGCTCCATAAACAGCATTTCCAAAATCCGAACTAACTGCAGAAAAATCTATAGTTGTTGATGTATCACTACCACTACTTGGTGCTATAGCTCCAGACTTTACAACTAAACCATTTGGCAATAAACAAGTTTCGTGCCTTGCTCCATTTCCATCAGCAGACCCTCCTGTCACAGCAGAAGGAGTAAAACCTGCTAGTTTAACTGCATCTGAGTCCACATATGCTTTGATTGATTGTTGTGTAGCACCTCTGGCGTTAGATCCACCAGCAGTATTATCATTATCAAGCATATCATCATTATCGAATAATGCACCATTTGCTCCAGATGCACCTATCACCAATAATGTTTCTGATACATTAGCGGGGTCAGTTCCGCTTAAATTTGCTAACATCTTTCCATCATTCACTTGCTCTATTTTAGCTAGTGTAACATTATTGTTAATGATATTATCAGTATCAATAGTTCCATTTCCAATATTAGCACCCTGTACTACGCCTACGCTCAATACACCAGATCCACTAACTGTCATGGTTGATCCATCAACCGAGTCTGATGCTATTGATGCACCACCTATAATATTAGTTAATGTCGTTGCAGTAACTTGATCTCCGCTACTGAAAGTTTGTGTTGTTGATAATTTAGCCATTATATTGCGGATTCTGTTGATTTAAATGTTGATGCTCCTGAAGCTTTAATAATTTTAATTTTAGGTCTTCCTGTAGTTGGTGTTATTACAAATTGAAATCCATATCCTCTGAGGTTTCCTATTCGTCCACGAATTGATATATCCTCGCCTGATGGCAGAAACTCATTGTTATTAAAACCTTTTAAAGACCCTAGTGTTTTTGTATTATCTAAATTTTCAGTAATGCCTTGTATTGTAAAGTTTGATGACAACTCATCTGATGATTGGCATTGTATTTCAAATGAGTTCCACTTCTTCCTATCTATTGTACCAGCATTGTAAAGCCTTGTAGTAATTTGGCTATCAATAGAAACTCGCTGGACATCCTGACCGACTTGACTTATTATCAAATCAACATCATTTGTAGATCCTTCGAGTTGATGAACTCCGCCTAATGAGTTTACTACATATACTGCTCTATCAGATCCTTCACCTGCTACTATCATATTTTGTATTTCAAAATCTATAGCATTGCCTGTTGTGGATACATTCCCAAAGGTATCAACAGATTCCCATTGTTTATTTAAAAAGTTATATACTAATAATGCATTATTCCCAGTTGCAGTAACGGAATTTCCATCAATATCTGTATAATTTAAAGGAACAGCAATATAGTATCTATTATTGAAATATACCGCTACCGACTTATCCCATAATGATTTATTTATATTTTCTATAGTTTCATTTATAGATTCTGACAATGGAACTTCATTTCCTCTAAGATTATATAAATCTTGGAAGGATGCACCATAGATGCCATTATCGGAAAGAAATATAACATTATTTCCAACTTGGACTACAGACTTTCTTGATACCAATCCTAGTTCGGATGTTATTAATTCCCTTTTAGTTCCCGTAAAGTTTACTGAGTTTATGCCTGTTAGTGCATGGATAGATTTACGATTAAATAATAATAGTTGGTCTTCCGCAAATGAGAACATTCCTACTAGACTATCATTTACTCCACTTTCTGTAGTTGAAAGTTTAGAAAATGGTCTATCGAATTTATCGGGTCTTTTGGTAGATGATACGACTATTTGATCATCTATATTCCTAGCGGTAAAACTATCATCTGAAGCATCAACTTCATAATCAAATGGGCATACAAGCCTAAAGCTATGTGCTACCGCATATGGTGGTGCAGGCATATGTATATATCCACCACCTACTGACACTCTTGACATAACCTTTATTGCTACACCATTTCCCGCTCCAGCAGTTCCAACATTTAACGCTTCAGCAAAAAAAGAAAAATTAGTATCTGATACTTCAGCTACTGAGTATACTTCTTCATCTGATAATGATGTTCCTCCTTTATCGACTATAATTACTTCATCTCCTACTTGTAGTGGTGCATTAGCTGAAGCATTAGCAATAGTAATGGTAACCTTTCCATCTATAATTGTGCAATCATTTGTGACTGACTTTAATTTAGGTTGAGTAAAAGTTCCCGATTCGACTTTTTCGAATGTCGGTGTAGATGCTAAATTTCCATCAAACTCTAGTGCAGTTAATCCATCTCTAAATATGAATACTCGATCAAATGCTTGTATAAGATCTACGCTAGATGATATTTGAACTCCCGCTGGGTATGTTATTTCCGTTGATGATTGATCGGATAGTTTAATAGCAAACGCTTTTGTATTTCCCGCTAGTATGATATATTCTTCTCCATTGTTATATGGATCTGAAAAATTGCAAGACCCATGCACTTGGGTAACCAACGCATCTTGTAAGAATGGAGCACCTATAGTACAAGCACCTGTAGCAGTTCCTCCTAGCCCAGATAGACCCGTAACCTTAAATACCTCACTACTTACATCGGTAAAAGTACCCCTATAATTACCTTGAGTAAATCCAGTAATCCCAGCAGGAACAGTAATGCCCACTAAATCGGAACTACTAAAACCCCATTGTGTGCTTTTAGTAAAAAGTAGTTCAGTTGTTGATGAGCCTCTGAAAACAGAGGTGGTACTTTCGTTGCTATAGACTCTAAATGGCAATGTAAGTGCCGAACTAGAATCTAATACTAGAGGGGCTTTGGTTAAGGTTACACCCTTTCTTGACTGTGCAACTCCCTCTAGGTCAAATCTAAAATTATTAGAACCTACCAGTATTCCAGAATTTAAAGAATCTGCCTTTAGCCTATTGTTGAATCCCATAAAGGATGTATCGAATACATCCAATAATTTATCATCAAACTCTCCATATCCATCATACCTAGACATTTAACAATTCCATGCCTTTCTAGACCAATAATTAGCAGAGAGTTTACCCTTGCCTCCTTTTATTCCACCACTTCTAGCACAATAACTTTTCTTAGCATCAGGGTTAGATTTCTTAATACTCATATTAGCATCACCGAATCTTATAATTTTTTCTTCACCTCCTGAGCAAGCTTTAACTACAGACTTCTTGCCACCTTGGACATCTCGCCTAGGTGCATTGCATTTCATCTTGTCTTTATTTATGCTCATTGCTTATTAAGCCTTAGCTTTAGCCTTAGCTGTTTTAGATAAGTCGCTTAGGTGATATAGTTTCCTAGACGATTTAGTGTGTGTTTTGCCAGAATGGACACTACCGTTGGTCATTTTGTGCATACCACCAGTGTGTTTTGTTCCATCTCGAAAATAGTGTTTTACCCCTTTAGCCATTACTTTTTCTTTTTGGGAAATCCAGCCTTCATGTTTGCATAGGCTTTAGGTGAAATGGTAGATTTCTTTTTTGATCTAGATTTACCAGCACTTCTTCTCTTATTTATATTTTCATATAGACTCATAATTAAGCTTTCTTTCTTTTAGTATTAATAACATTGGGTCTTTCTTTTATACCCATACACTTTGTACAACAGTTACTGCTGTGCATTACATCAATCCTCTACGCATATTGGATCTTTGCCTTGCTTGTCTTTCGATAGAAGAAACGGGCATTCTCCCTTTAGGAACTACCCTAGGTCTAGGTCTTCTTCCAGACATATTAACATTGGGTTTCATATTTCTCATTTTTTACCCTTTTTCATTGCCCGTCCTTTAGTCTTAGATGGTCTTCCGACTTTACTTCCGTATGTTCCTTTTCCTTGTGGCATAATATTATATTTGTTTATTAGTTTATTTGTGATGATCCAAAGTAGAATCCTACGATGGCTGAAAGTGTATTCCTTACTTCGCTTAATACGACATATCCAGAAAGGGTTTCCCATGTTGACCATTCAAAGAATAAAAAAGATTTATTTTCTAATATTGTTAATCCTTCTTCATTGAATGCCATCATTAAAGGAACTATAACCAATGCAAATAATATTGTTATAACTATAGTTCTCCTAACAAATACTCCACCTACTCTAGCTGATGCTTTATCCGCACTAGAATCAGCCATATTTTGTTTTTCTAGCATAGACTGTACAGCCTTGCCCTGTGCATCTACCAAAGTGCCTATAAGCTTAAATATAAAGCCCATAAGACTGCCCATTGCAAGTGATTGTATTTCGTTCATTTTAGTATTTTATATATAGCTATTGCTGTATGCACAATTGTCATAATTGAAGCAATGCCTGCTAAAAATAAACTTATATCCATCAGTCCCCAAGATGCTAATACTCCCATAAATGATATTCCTAATCTGTCTATTAAACCGTCCATTGTGCTATGTTGTTAATTCTGTTATTACTAATTGTGTTCGTTCTGATATATAAGATGTATCTACTGCAAATTTAGCATTTTGTATTAAACGATGATCAAAATAATTTTGTGCTTCCTCTGTTAACCTATGAGCTTTACCAGCTACTATGTTAGCTTGTGTTGGAGCTGTTCCATCTATAGTATAAAATACCCTTTGCTTTCTAGCAACATTCGTACTAGGAGATATTACTTCAACTAAACAAAATTGCGTTTTTCTAGAAAAATCCTTAACGGTTTTTACACTAAAATCATCAGTTTTTTCCCATGTCCTAAAGTGCCTAGGACCATTAGACCTAATAGGGCGTTTAGTAGGAGATAAGCATTCTTGCCTATTTGTCTCAAATATATTCACAATTAACTATTTTTTTTTAGTTAGTCAATTCAGATGCATACATTATTGCAGTAGCAGAATTACCAGTAGTTGCTTTGAATTTAGCTGTTGCTACCAAATCTTTATTAAAATAATATTGATTTCCAGCAAATAATCTATGCGATATTGCATTGTTTACTGCACTACCATCTACGGTAAAGGAAACGCCATTGCCAATTACGGAAATGAATATCACTTTGGTTTCTTCCTTGAAGTCGCCAAAAGTATATGTGTCGGTAGATCCTGAACCAGTATGGGGGATGCTAATTGTTTGTGATGTTGCACCTCTGGTCGGTACATTATATCTATTTACGGTATAAGAGTTCATATTAACGGGATTGTCTATTTACATAGGTTGAAAATTTTCTTGTAGCATTATTGCTGTTACTTATTATATCATTGCGTTCAAGCTGTAAATCAAGTGAGCCTTTTCCTATCTCCTCCTCAAAGGTTGCCTTCTGATGTTGTCCATCCATACGCAAGAAATCGGCATATGAGTTATGTGCTATAAAACTAAAGAACTCTTCTGGTACAGCTTCTGTGGATGCAGTAAAATCGCTTGATGTAGTAAATGGAGTAAATGTTTTCTTATATGTTACAAATACTGAATTATCAGCAGTATTACCAATATTTAAAATATGAGCACCATCTAGATCAACATAAAAATCGTATTCTAGTGATGAATCATTTACTAATGCTAACTTCCTATGCACTCTTAAAAATTCACCTATAGTATTTTTTTGTATTACATTAAAAAATAATTTTTCATTAAATGGTATAAAGTTGTCTAGTGGTGTAATTACAAAATTACCTTCTACTGGGGCATTTAAACTATTATCTGAAAATGATACTAAATGTGCATATGGAAGCTCTTTTGTAGAATCGGTTATACTATCGACTCCCACCACATCGATACTTTGATATAAATTAGCACCAGTAGTTGATAACCCCACCAAATTGGTAGATGGATTTGTAGTGCTACCTCCGACTGCGTTACCTTTTTTTAAAACAAAATCTCCATTATATGTTGTTGTATCTTTAAATAGTACATATGCAAAACTAACATCAGAAGCTATAAAATCTATAGTCGAATATACTGGAGAATCTCCAAACATTCCTACCCATAAAAAATCCTTTGTAATACTAGATGCTTTAGGAGCGGTTGCATCTCCACTTGGATTAAATGTAATTGTATATTTTTTAGGTTGAAGATATCTCAACTCAGATGGGACTAAATATCTAACCCAATTTTGTGATTCATTATATGCTTGAAGATATCTTCGATTTATAAATCGTGATATATCTGATTGTTCATCAGATGTAAATTGGTTAACCCCAGCTAAGGACTTAATTAAATTAAATAAATCTGCATATGTCCTGTTTTGCATTATATCTTATTCGGGGATAAGTCAGAGAAATTTCTCTGATAATATTGTAAAAATTCTTTAGAATGAACAGTATCATGTCCATACTTATTTGTAAGTCGGAAGAACTCTCTAGCTGGCATTGTAGCTACGCATTTACCCAATACAGGGTGAGTTTTACCTTTTTGCTCATGTGCTTCCTTCTTAGCGATTCCAACTCGCTCTTCTTCTGTACGCTTTTCAATCTCAAAGCCATTCATAATTTCTTTCATGAATGCGTCTTCGACTTCTCCATCTGTAATATTTCGAGGAATATCTGTAATAATATCAACCATAATTTTTAAGTTAAAAGGGAGGGGGCTTTCGCCCCCCACCAAATTTAATTAACTAACCTGACGACCTGCGACAGAATCTATATCAAGAATTTGAAAAAAGATTTCAATATCACCAGCAGTGAATGTACTAACATTCGCTCCTGTTGCTGTGAAGTTAAAATCGATGTTATCATCAACCGCATAGACTTTGCCTATCATTCCTGCTTCAGCATCGACTGCATCAGGACCATAAGCGTTGCCAGTTGTGAATATTTTTTCTGCATCAATATATCCGTCATCGTTTGTTCCATCTCCTACATCTATAATAAGATTAGAACCACCACCACCAGAAAAGGCAGTATGCAATTTATAGGCTACTCCACGAACTTGTTGTCCAGCTTTAATGGCTAGACTTATAGTTTGTGTGGTAGCTGATGCTGTTAAGTCAGCATGAGTTAAACGAATTGAATCGGTATAAGTAGCAATCTCTTGGATTGATTTACTGTTTTTAAGTGCTTGTGTACTCATAATATTATAAACCTCCTAATTACTGTGTGATTTTACCATGTGCTTGTGGGTGATATACTCCTAATGTTAGAGAGCAATCAACATATCCACGCTCACCACCACCTAAATTAGGTAGACGAGTTGAGCCCATAGGGATTAGTTCGTGAACACCATAGTATTCAGGATTAACGATATAACCATCATTGAAGGTAGTTCCGCCTGCAATAGTTGCTGGAGCAGTATCTGGATTCATGTTGACGATTGAAACACGACCGAAATCAGACTCATAGATCTCAACACTCAACTTAATAGTTGTAGAGTTGCCATCATAGTTCACATTACGAAGTGATGCATTATTAAGACCATCAGCACCAGTACCAACATTTCCAACGAAACGAGCAAAGTTAGAGATTGTCTTACGAAGACCTGTATCTGCAACTAATGTTAAGTTTTGTGTAGAACCAGTATGACGATAGATCGTTGAGATGATATCATTAAGATCGGACTCTTGGAATGAAGTAGGAGTAGCACTTGAGATATCAAATACTTGACCTGCATCTGGGCGGTAGTTTTCTGGAGTTGCAGGAGCACTATCTGTTTGTGCACCTGTTTGAATCCATTTACCTAATCCACGCATTTTATAAGGAGTGCTTGATCCATTCTCAATGGATGCATCACCATTTCCGATTAATGTAGCTTCAACATCTCGTTTAAGTTCACGAATTGCTTTTGCTTCAGCTTGGGCAATCTTCGCAGGACCTACAGAGTCAACAGCATCCTGTAAATCGGATACCATATAATCTCTACGGAACTTTTGAACATAGTTACCAAGACGAGCACGACCACTAAATTTGTCTGTAAAGGCAGTAACATCTGCACCTTCCGAGATACCTGCGGTAACTGGGGATGCTAATTCATCGACTGTCCATTCAGCAAATGTAGCTGAGGCTTTCTGCTTTGAAGCAGATGAAAGGACTGGAGTTTCTTCTGGGGCGAGAATTGTTAAGACATCTGTCAAATCCTCACGATTAGAAACAGCAGAACCTGTATTTGTAGTATCAAATGTATTTGAAAACGACATAATATTTTACTTTCTATTTATTTATTTTTTAACTGTTGTGTTCTGAGAGTAATATAATCACTTATTGAGCCATTTGTTTTATATTGCTGGCTAAGATTTTGCATTTTCTTAGCTGATACTGTTTCAGTTTTTTCAGATCGAGATGCAGTTGGACCACCTTTAGGGGGTGTTAATGTTGGGGATTTTCCACCATCTGATATAGGTTTACGACCATACATAGATTGTGTAGCATGAGCTAGTATATATGGCATTTGTGCACCTACTTCAGGATTTCTCATCAATGGTTTTAATCTCTCATCACTTAACATAGCAATATACTTTTTATGCATTTCGCTATCCTCTTTTCCAACCCAAGGAAGATCTTTTTGAGCTTGTTCTATAAGTTGTTTTTTAACAACTCCAGCCTCATGTACCTTCTTGAGCTTTTGCATCTGTGCAGGAATAAACTTTTTGAGCATATTCTGAGAATGTTTAAGACTTTTTCTAACATCCGCTTTAGTTAAATCTTTACCCTTAACTGTAGCGACTGTTTCATCTATTCCATAATCTCCTTTCTCAAAAAGCAAATCTTCAGCCCATTCTACTACTTCTCTAGCTGTTTTGGCTTGAGATTGCAGTTTCTTGGGATCAGTTATTTTAGCTAGTGGATTATTTCTTACAACAGGAACTTCTGGTTTTTGATTTTGCATTTCCTGCATCTTGGCTTCCATAGCCTTGACACGCTCTTCTGCTTCCTTCCTTCTTGCTGTAAGTGCTCCAAATCTAGCGACTGCACGACTTCCGAGTTTCTCAGATATTTCTTTGAGATCCTCGTCAGACATTTCGTCTAAATTAAACTGTGAAAGAGCTTCTTCGGAAACTGGTTCTTTAGCTAATTCTTCTGTATTACTCTTTTCTACAGTTTCGTTAGCTTCGTTACTAGTTTCTTCAACAACTGGGGATTCTTCTTTAGGTGCTTCTGCTTGTTCAGCATTTTCAACTACTTCCGAATTACCCAAGCGTCTGTTGACAAAATCAGACGCTGATATATTTGACTGTACCGTAGGGATTGTTTCAACTCCACCCTCGATAGGAGCTGTGATTTCTTCTGACATAATATTTAACGCTATTAACGCCCAGCGATGGCGATGTTTTATTTTAACATACTATGCAAGCCCTAATCTATAAACTGACTATGTCTCTTTTTGAGTTCGTCATATTTACACATAACTAAGATTTGATCATATGATAAAATTTTGCCTGAAATCTGTTGTATATCCTCCGTAGAGGATTCATGTAACTCACTAATGCATTCTTCTCTTAATGAAGTTATTAGAGTTAAGAATTGTGCGAACTGATGGTGATTACCTAAATCTTTGAGTATTTTTTCTATATCCATTATTGATTCATATTTTGTGTATTCATTTGCCCCATAGCAGAAGGATCAGTTCCTATTCTGCCTATTTGTGCATTCTGTGCTTGAGTCTGCATAAACTGATACTGTTGTACATACTTTTGGAATCTAGCTTGGAAAGCTTGATCGCCCTGTAGTCTTTGTGCAACATCAGGTTGTTGTGCATAGTTTCCTATAATCTCCATTGCCATTTGTGCACCATTAGGTCTAGCAGGAACTTCAATACCAGCAAATATTTTAGCTAGGTCATCGGTAACATTCTTAACCATCTCTTGTTGTGCAACCTCAGCAGGTTGTAGGATACTATCAGCTAGTACAGGATCAATAGCATTAGCCATAGATTCTAGTAATAGATCGATATTAATTCGATTCGATCTATCTAGAGATGTTAGGTTTACTATTGATTGTAGCTTTTTCTCTTGCGACTCTGGGTCATTGTTTAATACATCATATGTAATAATAACATCAAAATCCTCATTGGCATCTCCCTTGGAAAAATTAACAGCATCTGGAGCACCAGTAACTTTAAAAAATACATTATCTGGTCCAAATCTCTGAAAACACTTAAAGCACATTTTTAGTACATTAGCACTATGCTCTAAGTATTTATCTACTAGGAATTGTCTACGAACCTTAGATAATGGATTCTCTACATCTAGCCCGACTAATGCATTTGCTTGATTTTCTAATGTTTGTTCGATCTCTATAGATCCATTAGGTGCTGGCGGTGTAGGACCAAACTCTAAATCTCCTTTTCTCCTATATGGTATCATCCTAGCTGGACCATAGTCCGTAGGTGCTTGACCAATGGGGTGCATAATTGGAGGTAAAGTAGCTAAACTATTCCTGTCTACTCTTGAGTCTCTTTCTACTTTTACTTGATTTTGTATACCCCTCAGTAGATCAGGAACAGTTGTAGTATCATAAAGTCTTTTACTATCTTCAGATAGTTTAGTGACAACAACTGGAAAGTCTTCATAGCCATTCATTAACTCGAACTTAGCATATCCTCGGACATTATCATTGCCAGAAAACTCCTTGTGGAAAATTGTTTCATATATGCCTTCTGCACCATCTTCTTTGTCAACTAACCTTTGGTAGCAATGTACAACCTCAATTAGTTCATTAGCTTCATATGCATTATCGGTTAGTGATATAGATCTACGACCTTCTTGTTCTCTTTCAATGCTGTCGATATTAACACCACGATATTTAGATATCATGAGCTCAACAAATCCCGCATCCCATCCGTCTGTAATAACTTTATTTTCTAGCTCTTGAGCTGTATAGTAAGTTCTCCAGAAACAATATGGTGCTCTCTGTGGATCTGTTACATATGGCGGAAAAAAGAAGTCACCATCTGGGGCTAATGTTTTAACCTCTGGTGCATCTATCTGTCTTCTGACTACTGGTAAATCCGCAACGCCATCTTTCCTTAACTGCTTTAAAGCCTTAATAGCTCTTTTCTCGTTAATATTAGGAAAGTATTGTTTGAATCCTTCTATGATAATATCATCCGATCCTTCATCCATGAGTAGGTCACCCATCTCTGGAGACATCTCATATATTTGATTCATATCTAATTTCTGTACAAATGTACGATCCTCTCGTAACCATCCTACATATGTTATCAATATCCCTCTTTCTAAAAGATAGTTAGCTCCGAGCTCCATCTCTTTGTTGAATCTAGGAATATATCCAGATGATGTCATCCATTTTAAAAATGATGATACCAGTTTAGCTCTAGCTAAGTCACCTACATTAACAGGAAATGCCTTAACATTAGATCTCTGTAATGATGTAACAAACATAGATACTAACTTAGTAATCCTTTCGTCAATAGTATGAGCCTCCATGTCGGATGCACCTTCCCAAGGGAATGCGTCAGCTCCGTGCTTTCTATGGTCACGAGACTTGCCTGCCCACCAATTTCGTCTATCATCATATGATGTTCGACATAAATCAAAGTAAGCCTCTAGTTCCGTAACTGTTTGATCATATGAATATCTCAAAGTGTTGACATCGGGCTCATCACTTAGGTATGTTAAAGAGTTGGAAATATTTTCGTTGTCCATTAGCGTTTAATTATATCATACATATCAAATCTATTTTTGTCTTTCATATATTGATGGTGGTTGAGCATAGTGATATGTAGTTATACCCCTGTCTTCATGTGCATCTAAATAGATAAATTTACCTATTAATTTACCCTGTAATAAATGTGGAACTCTGACAGGAACTTTCATAGGAATCTCCCGAATGAATACCATAACAAATCGATGATTGGGAGCTTCAGATAATACTTTACCTCTATACCTTATGGGCATAGGGCTATTAGAATCTAAGATCTCTTGCCCTTCATCCGATATCCAAGTATTCTTACCTTTGCCAGTAATCATCTCTTCGGTTAATTTATGTGTAGCTATTTCATTGGCTTCCTCAAATGGAATGCCTAGCTCTTCTGCTATTTCTGTTAATCTTTTTTTTGCCATTAATATCCTCCTTTGCCCCTTATTGTTGTAGTAAGGCTGTGTTTATCTTGATGGTCTGGTCCATCTCCTCCGTTTGACATACGAAGATAACGAATCAGATCGAAAAAATCTTTAAGTGCTTCGTCATTTTTACCATTGGAGTTATAATTAATTAAACTATCTATAAGATTGCCACAATCCTCGTGGATGTAGCACAGGGGACTATTGGATTGATCTATCTCCACATTCGGATTGTAACTGAACCAATCATCTAGGGATGCAATTCCGACTGCTTCCATTCTACCATCCGATGGTATGAAGTGCATATCATAGTCATAGAAGGATGTGAATAGATCATCATTATCCTCATTCTCTCTAGCAAAGTAACGACTATCACCAATACGCTCGAATACTTCTATATCTATATCCTCCTCTATTTGCCTAAATAGATCTGCATATCCCTCTACATTATATCCAATTTTTTTAGAAGCTGGACCATATCGCCACTTAGGTTCTCCAAAGAGTGCCCATTCCCCGTGTGTATTACGGTCAGGGAACTCACTCCTAATATAGATCTCACCTTTAGCATTAACTCCAGCCCAAATTGCAGAGTAGTTTCTTGCTCCTGCTGGGTCAACCACTTGATAACAAGTAAATTTGGACTTATCAGATATATCAGGAAAGGTTCTTCCGTATTTATTGGGCTTCGATGAGAGTACATTTACTTCTGGGGTGAATAGTGGCAATAGAGATGTCATTGACCTAACGGGTACACCATATGCTCTGACGAGTATTTCTTCTTCAGTCCTGCCACGGAGGTCTTTAGCTATTCTATCATATCCTCCAAATGGATTTTCATCGGTATGGAGATAACATATAGAGGCATCCATCTGTGGACTATATTGTTTTACTGGTAGATCTCTATTGAGAAGCTCTGCCCTTCTGGTCTCAAGAGTCTCTGATCCTTTTAGGTACTCCGATATAAATGGCGTATAGCCATCAATGGGTGTAAATCCAATAAGTAGCTTAGAATCTCGTGTTGCTAAACGGAAACGCAATGTATTGACTAAGGTAGCATCGCCTAGGTACTCATCTAACCATGCACCAATATTTAGGTATGTAGGATTTTTAAATCCAAACTCGAATCCCTCTAGGATAGTCTGGTTATTAGTGAACTGCGTATATGTCTTGAAATCAACCCTAGTCTTTGTATCAGGGAAGATAAAGGAAGATCCAGTAAATCCATTCTGCATACTATAGTTAATATAACCATCTATCGATTTAGTCTTCTTTTTAAATTCTTTAGGCATCATCTCCCAAATGGCTGACTGCTGGACTTTGACTGAGGTATCCGCATTCTGACTAAAGCAAACAATATGCCCATTTTCCGATTTGGTAACAGCCTCCATGACTATCTTCGCACACCCAGTAGTCTTACCAGATCTATTACCACCTAGTGTTAGACACTCATTATACTTAGTTAAGCCTGATCGTATCCGATCCCAGCCATTGAGGTCAAAGCCATGATATAAAGGATCAATTATACTATCCTCTATACGCTTCTCATGAAGCCTATGCATATCAGATAGTAGCTTAGGGTCATTCTTAGCTAGTAGTAGTATATCCTCATCAGAGGGAATACTCAGAAAGGGGTGTTTAGAGAAGCTTATTTCCATTACTCTTCTTTATCATCCCTATCTTCCTCGACCTCTTCCCAGTCGATCTCGATCTCATCCTTATTCATCTCTGCTACAGTCTCACGACATAGTGCCTTACCTATATAGTAGTTACTATAATCATACTTTAATGCCTCATCACTATCTATAACAACTATAGCCCAGTTAGTAAAATGCTCAGAGAGGATAGCTTTAGCCTTATCAAAGGCTTCTTCCTCATGTGGACTCATTCTAATCCTCGCCATCTTCAATCCTTTCAGCCTCTTTGATCTCGCTTAACCTAATCTCTACCGCCTTGATGGTATCTCTATAATCATCCTGCGTATGCACCTTTCTCTCCTCAGATATGTTAGATACCTCTCCACGGGCTGTGAGAGCCTCTCTAGAGGCATTTGCCATTGCGATGGATAGATCCTTCAAATCTTTGACTGTAGGCTCTATATCACCCATTTCTAATCGATTACGGATAATATTAGTTAAATCCTCTGACAGAGATGTCATGTTAATGTAATTCTTAGCAGATAGCTTACCTCCTAATTCACGGAACTGATTCTTATAATCCGCATAATCTACCAATGTATTGATAATAGTATCACGATCTAGCTTATACTTCTTTACCATCATCGTCTGGGATACACCCGTAGAGAAAAGATATAGTATCTTAGCTACCTTCTCAGGATCATACCTAGATAAAGACTTAATACCTTCGATTTCTTTCTTCTGGGCTATATCTTGTATAGCACCATTAATAGAGGATGAAAGTACCTCTTTAGTTTCTTTACCATTTTCCATTATGGTAAAACCTATACCCTATATAATATATGTCAATAATAAATAGTATAGGTCTTTCTTTTTTGGAATATGAGTATCTAAGCCCTATCAAGGACTAATTTTTTTAAACCCTACCTTATATATAGATATAAAAAAAATAAAAAAAAAATATAACCCCCTCCTCCCCATAGTGGAGTCGATAAGTAAATCTAATGCTAGGAATTAATGATATTAATATCACGATCGAAAAAAAAATGATCCTGATTAAAAAAAATTCATGCGATTCAGGATCAAATGAGAAAATCTTTCAGGCAAATTCAACCCATCTTAAGGGAGAGAAAAGGCTTAGATTTAGACATAAAAAAAAGCCCTTAGAATTGCTTCTAAAGGCTTTTGATTTTTTAGCTTATCCTTTCCCCGTATTTACCAATCTCCGCTCCTGTGCAATGGTCTAGATTGAATTGCTTAACGACTGCTTCGACATGGTTGGAAATGTGAGAGAGATCTTTTGGATCTAGCTTTATTTGATTCCCTTCGGTCTCCTGATCGATTGTATTTTCTAATAAGGAGGCTTCTATGAAGCGGTCTTTATCAAAGTTTCTATTATCGATTTTGAGATATTCTAAGAGATTATATTTAAACCGATCTTTTAGAATAATGATTCCCTTATCTGAATTGAATTCGATAAGGTTATCTGCGATTAACTTTGATAATGCGTTGTAATGTTTTCTACTTAACATGATTTTTTATATTTGGTTTTAATGTGAGATCTTGAGTCATTCAGGATCTCGAAAAATCTATTCATGTCGGAGAAGGAAACTGTGAAAGAACTGACAATAATAATTACAAAATGGTTTCTTTTTGCAATATCTAAATTTCAGACCTGGGAGCAAAAAATATCACGCCCAGGTATAAAAAATATCATAGCCAGAAATCGCTCTAAAAATCTGAAAAATTTCAGAAAAAAAATAATAATTTTTATATATATTTATATATATTATGATCATTATTATATTGATATCTAGGCAAGGCAATCAGGCGAGGCAACCTAGGCAAGGCAATGGTATCAAAAAAAGCCTCTAAGGATGTCTCAGAGGCTTTTAAATGATATTATGATAACTTACTCAGGCTTTCTTCATGGAATACTCCAAAAGCCTTTTGGCTAAACTTATGGGAGATGTATCAATAAACGATTTGGTAAAATACTGATCGCAATATCTTCGAATTTTTGAAACTTGAGATTTTTCACATATGCATGAAGCAATAAGATTAATTCCTCTCCTCCGATATGATTCTTCATTAGGAATATTTCCTGTGAGATATCCATCAGTAAAAAGTAAAACTAAATCCTGCGGTTTTAAATCAGAATCATATTTCTTTAGATTATTGTCGAAGTTTTCATGATTACCGCATGGCTCTAATTCCATTAATTTAGATATGCTATGATTTGTGATATCATAATTATATGCATTGTAAGAAATGATCATTTTAAGATCTATTATATTTCTTTCATTCAATAATTTTAATGCTCCTAGAAATTCCTTTCCTCCTAAATGAAGAAATGTATTTCTCATTGATCCGCTAAAATCTACAAAGCAAATCATTTTCAATTTACTGCCTGTTTTTCTATAGGATCTAAAAGCGTTTTCTAGACGCGTTATAGCATTTTTAATATAAAGCCTAGAGCCACTTGTCGAAATCGCATTTCTGACTGAATAAGCCTTCTTACATATCGGTCTAAGCGAGCTAAAGATTCTATTAGTTAATGATCTTTCACCTTCAGTTATTCCAAAGCCTCTATTATCAATATTATCATAATCAATATTGGAAGTGATTCCCTTATCTGAATTAACATTTCCAATTTTTGAACCTGCCTTCTTTTTCTTATCTTCATTTCCATGAATCTTATTTTGTCCTTCATAATGATTTGGAATTTCAGACCCGAAAGTAGATATCCATCTCTTAATAATATCCGCCTTAACAAAAATATTATCCGCTTCACAGTATTCACGATAATATTTTATAATTGCTAATCTAGAATTTATTTCAGACGGGCGTTGAATACTATTCATAAAAATCACCTTTTCCTTTAGACCCGAATTGAATTTAAGCTTAGGCAAGAATCGAGTTAGGTTGCCTGATTTGGAATTAGTCATGCGATACATGGCTTCTTTCAACTTAAGAGTATAAAGAGCCTCTGAAGCATTGTCAGACTCTTCGGGGATATCCATATATCTATGCCAAAAGAATTTTCCAAACTGCGGAAAATCATTAACGATTTTATATTCAATATTACAATCTTCGAAAAGATTAAATAAACTAAATGGAATATTAAATTTCTTTAATTCTCCTATTAGCTTTTCTGAATCTCTTTCAGTATAAAGAGCATGTCCTAATTCATGCCTATAAACTTCTTTCAGAAAATTGGTAGTTAAAGATAATGAATTTTTAGTTTTAACATTTACATATGAATGAATTTTTTCAGTCGAAGTTATGTAGTGTTTTTTGTCATTCATATCATATCTCCAATTGAAAGAGTCGTCTGACGAATCATGCTTAAAAATAACTTTTTCGCTATTAATGTTAGATGAATTTGTTAGTAGAAATCTTGCTATTCCTGATAACTTTTTATTCCTATAAAAGATTCTTTTATGAGCATTTCTAATGCATTGATATATGTCTGAAATTTTCATATTAAACTCCTCCTTTCACATCAAAATGATGTTCAGTTATTTTGCCGATTGTATCGGCTAATTCCTTAACTGAATCTTCTAAAGTATCACCCGAATCAGGATTCCACACTGTGCAATCGTCGATTGAATGGAATACTAGATTATTCCATAATTCCTTAAATGTATTATCGCTTAAGCTTTCTACGCTGGCTTTCAGATTTCTGAAATCAATCGGATATTGCAATGCTCCTTTTAAAACTAAATCTCTAGATTTTTCCATCAATTCGGCAAATGCATTTAAGAAATTTATTGATGTAAATTTATCAATATCATTAATTTCATATGAATCTAAAATTGATCGACAAGTTGCCTTCGCAAATCCTTTTGTGAAGTTGAATCTTATCTTTCTGAATCGACTCCAAAAAGCTTGGATTGGTAATTCTGAAGTAAGATTTGCACCCGATATGATATGCAAATTTTTTGCATTTGCTTCAATCACTTCTAGGCTTCCATTTTCATTTTTTCGCGTAGTTAATCTATACCATTTTTCTTTAACTCCGTTAACTTCTTTTTCAAATCCATTTAGGAAAGTTAAAAGAAATGCCTGAGTGTTTTCATTCCATCTTAGAATTTCATCTAAGAATAATAATACTGATTTATTATTAGATGCGGATCTCATGGCTTGAGATAATATCCCGTCGACATTAACAAATCCTGTTCCGCTAGAATCGGGAATAATATTTCCTAACAATGTGGTAATTTCGTCAATATCACTTGAACAATTATGCTCTAGGAATTTATCATAAGTAGATCCTAGGATTCTAATTGAATGAGATTTTCCAAATGAAGGAGGAGATAATAACATGATATTTGTATTCGCTTCGCAATTTGGAGAATAGTATTTTGTTACTGCCTCTAGCATCCGATTATCACCTGATATTTTTGCCTGAATAACTTTTATATTTTTTTGAATAGTAGGAGTATTTAATGCTTTAACAATTTCATTAACTTCAGATCCTAAATCTTTAGTATATGTTTTTTGCTCATTAATCTGTTCCTGAATATCACTTATTTTATTTAGGATTTTTGATTCATCAATATTTGGATTATTTTGATTTCCTAATGCTTTAGTCAAATCCGCTAAGGCTTTTTCTACTGAATTGGTTTCAGTAGGCTTAGGCTTAGCATTTAGATTTCTCTTATTATCCGCTTCAATAATAATTGAATCGCAATCATTGGAGTTAAGAGAATTTGTATCGGATGAAGTGATATCGGTGATATCTCCGTCTTTTATGTATTCTCTGATTAATTGTCTTTTTTCGACAACTGACATTATATCTAATTCGGTATTTGTATTCATAATTTTTAATTTTGGATTAATATTAAGATTCTATTGAATCGCTTTGATAAAAAATACATTTGAGCAAATCTTTCAAGATTTAAATTTTTTTCTAGAAGCATGATATTTCGGTGATATAAATATCATAATGGCAATTTGAAAAAAAGCTTGCATTTTTTTTTAAAAAAAAATAAAATATCTACATCCCCTATAAGGATGAAGATATTTTAAAAAATAACTCATACGGCAGTTCAACTCAAAATTTTCACGGCGGTTCAACTCAAAATTTTTCATTTGACATAAATGGAATATCAATAATCATCAAGGAAATGTCCAAATATTTTTTCAGAAAGGAAGTAGCATCCGTCTTTGGTGTCAACGAGGCGATTGTATTAGAGATGATACACTTTAGGATCACTAAGTCGAATCATGTTGCAAATGGTCGCAAGTGGTGGTACGGATCTGTACGACATATCACATCTCATTTTCCATTTTTTTCGGAGAAGCAGGTATGGCGTATCATGAATAGTCTTGAGAAGCAGGGAGCATTGATTGTATCTAACTACAATAAAAAGAAGTATGATAGAACAAAGTGGTATTCAGTTACAGAAAAAGCCTTATCCCATTTGGTAAAACCAATACCCTATGTAAATAATAATAATAATAATAATAAAGAATTTAAAATACCTACATACAAACCATTATAACTATGCATATATACGATTATACGGATAACAATAATCCTTTTTTGTCAGATGAAACATCGATAACATCGATTAGAAAGAATGAAAGTTTATACCCATCAGTTACAACAATACTAAAAGTTATACCTAATCCATTTTTAGATAAATGGAAATGCAGTAAGTTTGTAGAGTTAGCTAGGAAATATCCTAACAAGTGTCCGCAAGAAATATCAGATTTAGCATGGGGCAGAGTAGAAGATCCTAAAGGTAATGTATTACCATCGTCCGAGTTCGGAACAATAGCACATAAGTGCTTAGAAGATATGATCAATGGGGATGATATAGATCGTGATTGGGCAGAATTTTTATTCAATGCCTATATGGAGATCGATAAATTATACCTTTCTGATATGAATCCTGAATATTTAGCATATGACCAAGATCTCAGAGTAGCAGGTACGATAGATTTGTTGGCTAAGATGGATGATAAATATGTATTATTAGATTATAAATTCAGGAACTGTAAAGGTAAGGGCAAATTCTATGATAGTGATTGTTATCAACTTTCTATCGAATCATTTTTTATACAACAAGAATTTAAACTGACATATCTACCTAAAATTTGTAGTATATGTGTAGATGTAAATACGGGTTTACCTTATTTCAAATGGTGGTCTAAAAATAAACTTGACAGGGGTATACAAGTATTCTTAGATGCACGAGAACTATATTTTAGTTTAAATAATCTAAATTAATCCAAATAATTATGAAAATAAAATATCCACAAAAAGTATTAAATGAATTAGTACATATAGCACATGAGTTGCTACAACAAGGAGATGATTCTCTTTTAAATCATATCACTACCGCTATGCAGATTACAGAAAGCGAGTTGTCCAATGGTTGAGTTTAATTTAAACGACATACAGGACTGCCTCTGTGACTTACACGACGTAAGAAAAAAGTTGCCAAGCAATATACTAAATAGTGCAAAGGATAACGACGGGACTGAAACAACGATCCTAGATTGTTTAGATAATGTAATAGGAAAATTAACAATCGTAGAAGAAAGCGAGGCAGGCAATGAGTAACCATAAAAATTGGAGAGTATATTTACTTGAGCGAGAGGGCGAACGAGAATATGTATCCGACAATATAATTGTTAGCTTCCAAGAAAAAGTGACCGAGGCAATGGCATTGTCTAGTGCTATGTTGCATTTTGATACTCCTCTAGTGCTAAATGGCACAGATAATCCTGATGGCGATCCTGAGCTTAGTGTAATGCCAATATCAAGAGAGACTGATATGAAAGTATTAAAAAGATATTTTTACATTTTTGTAATGAAAAAAAAATGAATATATTTTGTATAGATAAAGATCCGATTCAATCGGCAAAGTGGCTATGCGATCAGCATTGCAATAAGATGGTATTAGAATCAGCACAGATGGTTGCTAATTGTTTTCCAACAGAGGCATTGGAAGATGCTCCTAAGACACAAAATGGAACAACTAGAAAATATTCTTATTGGAAACATCCTTGCTCAATTTGGGCTAGGGAAACTATGGGCAATCTATCTTGGCTTTTACTTCATTCCTTAGAGATGGAAGAAGAGCGTAAAGATAGAGGATATAATCCACACTTTTCAGCCGACTTTCTCAAGTGGGCTTTACACAATATGGTTAGATCTAGTAATGATTCTAGTCCTGAACAAACTGATTTCGCTATCGCAATAGCAGATGATAAATATTGCAGAAAATTATCTTACTTTGATGAATTAGATGCAATAGGCAAATACAGGCTTTACTACAAGTACGATAAACCTTTCGCTACTTGGAAACAAAACAAACCCAAATGGATATAAAAATGAATGATAAAGAAATATTAGACGAAATAGCTATAAGGCTAGAAGCAACAGTTGACATGGATTCGGAAATCCAACTTGAGGGCGGAGAAAGCGTAGACAAATTGACGCTTGACACATCTCAGGAAGTGGCAAAATATTGCTCTAAGCTTTTATATTTTATATGGCAACAGAGAATACAAGCACAGAAGTTAAACAAAAAAACGAGAGTGATTACTGTTTAAATCAAATAGATATGGCTATGAAAGCTGTATCTATTTTATATTTTAAGGCTAAAAACTCGGATGATAATATCAGCAATGGTATATCATCTGAGTCTTGGCTTGAAAATTTAAATTATCTAGGAAACCTAATAAGACAAAAAAATGCTACCTCAAGATCCTCAGGAGAGAAAGAACATTCCGATATATAGCGGTTTTATTAATTATTTTCCTGATGCTATCATAGAAGTTACTAAACTTTCTGTAGCAGGATCTAAGCAACACCATCCTGATGCTAAACTCCATTGGGATAAATCTAAATCAGGTGATGAACTAGATGCTTTGATGCGACACTTGTTGGAAAAAGATTGGGCTTCCGTAGCATGGCGAGCTATGGCAAATTTACAAAGGGAGATAGATGAGAATGTCGAATAAGTATGAAATTATTTATAGGCATTTCGATATGCATCCCGATTATCGTGGATATCATCTCAAATGGGCTAGGGATAAAGCACAGGCAGTAAGTTATATATGTCCTACCAAGCCTAACAAAGATGGTGTAGGAAAAACTAAGAAAGGTGCAAGAATACAAATATTAGAAGTAAATGAAATACCTGCCACAGAATAAAATAAAAGAATACAGGGAGGAAAATATGCCTAAAAGTTGCCCTATATTTAAAGTAAAGATGAACTATCCTGTATTGGATCATTGCCATAGGAATTACAAAGTTCGTGCAGTTATTGACAATTATGCTAATTTATTTTTAGGCAAAATAGAAAATGCTTTTGATAGATTTGGAAAATCTTCAGATTTATCCTTGACAGATGTTTTGCGGAATGTCATTGTCTATTTAGAAAATAAGCAACCTGATATATTACATCCCGTAGGATTCAGGCAGATGACCAAACATTTCAAAAACCAAAGTAAGGATCGCCAAATTATGTTAATGAAGCAAGAAGGCATTGAGAAGGAAGATATTGATACTTGTCAAAATTCCCATGATAGACTTTCACTATATAGAATAACCATAAAAGAAAAATGCAAAAATATATAAACCAAAAACTCGGATCTATACAGACCGATATAAAATGCGGAAAGAGTAATTATAATTCTTTTGGCAAATACGGATACAGAAGCACAGAAGATATATGTGAGGCTGTAAAACCATACGAAACAGAACATCAAGTTACATTCATATTGTCCGATGAGATGATAGAGATTGCTAACAGAGTATATGTTGAGGCTACTGCTTCTATTACTTGTAATGTTTCAGGAGAATACATAGCAGTAAAAGCTTCAGCTAGAGAGCCTCAGGTAATAAAAGGAATGTCTGAGATGCAAATAACGGGAGCTACTGCTTCTTATGCAAGAAAAAGAGCCTTAGCGGGACTTCTACTCTTGGACGATACTCAAGATGCTGATGGATTTAACAAACACGATGATAAATCGGTAGAAACAAATGATAACAATCAAAATGGAGAAGACGACTTACTATGAGCGAATATGTGCAAAAAGAAGGAACAGGGGCATCCTTTAAAAATAAGAAAAAGACCTCAGATAAATCACCCGTATTGTTAGGTACTATAACAATACCTGCGGAAATGGCAGGCAAGAAAGTTAATATGGCTTCTTGGATGAATGAAAAGAATGGGGATAAATATTATTCCCATAAGCTTAGTCTAATTCAGGAAAAGCAAGCTGAGACTACATCTGTAGAGCTCAATGAAGATCCTTTTTGATTCATATATATAATCACCCATTACCTACACCCACCTATGAAAGCTAAAATAAACCGATTATTTTGGGATATCGAAACCTCTCCGAATGTCGGTTTATTTTGGCAATCTGGGTATAAATTAAATATCTCCCATGACAGTATTGTTCAGGAGAGAGCAATAATGTGTATATGTTATAAGTGGCAAGGCGAAAGAAAAGTCCATGCCATTGAATGGGATAAAGGCGATGATAGAAAGATGATAGAAGATTTTATCGATATCCTTTCTATAGCTGATGAAACTGTAGCACATAATGGTGACAATTTTGATATTAAGTTTTTCAACTCTAGGGTCATATTTCACGACTTAGTTCCACCTAGACCATGTAACTCAGTCGATACTCTTAAGATAGCTAGGAGAAAATTTAGGTTTAACTCTAACAGGTTAGATTATCTAGGCAAATATCTGTTTGGCGATGGCAAGATACATACATCCTTTCAATTATGGAAAGATATTCTTCTTAATAATTGTAAGAAGGCTATGAAAGAAATGGTTAGATATTGCAAAAAAGATGTTTTATTACTTGAAAAAGTATACAAAAAATTATCTAATCATGATGAGCATAAAACCCATGTCGGGATGCTAAATGGTAATGATGGATGGAGTTGCCCCGAGTGCGGATCTACAAATGTAAATAGAGATGGCATTAGGGTATTAAAAACATCTAAAAAATATAGAATGAGATGCAGATGTTGTGGCAGAGTATATCTAGTTTCACAATCCAATGTAAATAAATATAATGAGTACAAAAAATTCGAAAGCCCTGAGCGAAGAAGAGCAAAAATTTAAAGAATGCATCCAAGGCATTGAAGTCTTAAAAGACTTAACATACAGTTTATCCGAGAGTAGATTTGACGAAACAAATTCTATACTTGTCCAATCCATAAAACAAACATCTAGGCACTTAGAAACCCAAATGAAGCAACTATATGAAAGAATCAGAATTACCAAATTCTCCTGAGGCTGAGAGAATCCTACTATCTTGTTGTTTACGAGATAACGAATCATTCGAGGAGGCTATGTCTATAGTCGATATCGAAGATTTCTATTATGAGAATAATAAAATTCTATTCTCATCAATGTCTAAACTATTTAGTGATAATAAACCAATCGATGAATTATCAATCAGCGAAGAACTAAAATCTAGAAATGCTTTAGAGGAAGTAGGCGGATTTGAATATATATATAGTATACAGGATGCTACCGCTACATCACTACAGAACAGATCATCGGCTATAATTGTAAAAGAGAACTCTAACAAGAGGCAATTAATCAGAACATCAAGGTTAGCCATCGAGAGTATAGGCGAAGGAATCGATTACCAAACTGTATTGGGTGATATAGAGAAAGGCTTAGATAATCTAGATTCAAATTTACAACAGAATACAAAGCTAGGCGATAATGTAGATTCTTTTATATCTAATATAAACCGAATGAAAGATGGGACATATCAATCCCACAAGTTACCGACAGGTATACCGCATTTAGATGAGAAACTACCTGAAGGCGGAATTGGTCGTGGCGAAGTTATGGTGATATCAGCCCCAACATCATGTGGCAAATCACAGTTAGCACTCAATGTTGCACTCAAAGCGGGTATTACTGACGGAAGGGGTGTGGCTATATTTTCATTTGAGATGCCATCGGAGCAGATAATGAAGAGGATGACGCAAATATCATCGGGTAAAAACATATCTCATAGCCTAAGCAAGTTAGATGAGGCTAGGAATAAAGACTTTATACAGATCGATAAGTCTATCGAGAAGCTAAAAAGTGCTAATATTCATGTTGTTAATTATGTTAAATCTATTGTAGAGCTAAAGGCTAAATGCAGGCAACTCAAGAGAAAGAACTTAATAGAGTTAGTTGTCATAGATTATCTACAATTAGTACCATGGGATCGTAGGATGTCTAAATGCGATGGCATTGCCGAAGTATCACATGGAATAAAGCAAATGGCAATGGAACTAGATATACCCGTTTTGTTATTGGCACAGATAAACAGAGAGGGAGCTAAGAGCGGAGAGCCTACGATTTATAACCTAAAGGATTCGGGCGATGTAGAGAATGATGCTGATATTATATTGATGATGTATCCAAAAAATTCTGACTTAGCACAGTCCAAAAAGCTTGACAGTAATGGCAGACCATATGTAGAATTGAAGTACAAATTAGTTAAAAACCGAGAAGGGGAAAAAGATGTCGGAGGAATTTTTGTATTCGACAACTATGTTGGAAGATTTTTATAATTTAAGGGGATGAGAGATGTCCGTAAGGCTCTCTACTTGTTTGCTTCATTTTCAAGTTTGGACATCCCCACATTATTTTTAATATGAAAAATACACCGAAAAGAAAAGTCCTATCACTAGAAGAGATCGAAACTAGAATCCACCTCTATCGAGATGAGTCTAGAACTATATCACATAGGGTCGATGCACTAAGCGATAGAAGAAAAGAAATCAATGTTAAGATAAAAGAACTAAAGCAAATGGCTACCTACCTAAAGGGGAAGTAAGCATTTCATTCATATTGTTCATATCTTGATTTACTTGATTCTGAGTTTGCATAGCTCGGTTTTCCATAGCTTGCATTCTACCGACATTACCTATACTTGAGGCTTCTTCCGTTAGGAACTGAAGTAACTCTGCATTTGTCGTAGCATCCCTCATTAATGCATCTCCCATATCGTTAGATGCTAACATATATGGAAGTACCTTTGACATCCTATCAGCTACAACTAAAGGATCATCATGATATTTAATCCTAGGGAACATCTTTTTCAATACAGGCGTAGTCGCTAATCTGCCATATATTTTATTCATTACCGCAGGGAATAACTCATTGAATACGATTGTATTTGCACCACCTGAGAATACGACTCTGCCACCTGCATCTCTTTGTGCAGACTCTTTACTGAATTTTAGTATATTAGAACTATCTTTTATATTTCTTACTGTGGTCTTACCCAATATGGCTTCTGCATTTTTTAAAATTGGACTACCATCTCTTAGTAGCGATAGCATAACATTTGGATTAAAGATACTTTTATCTGAACTGTACTGAGCACTATCTAGATTTTTCTTTGCCATGTATTCTAGCCTTGATATCACGGATGCTCTGACTGAATCCTTTACTGTATCAGGCAATTCCCCCATGTGCTTCTGAAACATTTTTAAGGTAGCTTTATCAGCCTGTAGTAAATATTCCGCAAACATCTCTGGTTGCATTGTATACTCAGGATCATCTATCATCTTTTTTACCATCTGGTTGGCATGAAATCTTTTAGCCCTTATCTGTAGTTTTTGCTCTCTAATAATCCTATCACCTATCTTTTTGACTTGAGTAGGCGTAGATGCTTGCATCAAACTAGCTAAATCTTTTTCGTCAATATCAAGTATTCTTGATGGATTTTGTTCTGCTAGTTTATTTATATTCCTAATTTGTGCATCTACTTGTTTGGTTATATCTTTAGTTATGACACCCTGAGCATTCCTTTCACCATATAGCTGTCTAAGTATATTCGTATCAGTTTTAATTTGTGCTCCAGAATTAATAGATATCACGCCATCAGCACCATTATTCTGCATATATCTTTTTCTTAGAGTACTAATTGCCTGTGCTCTATCATTTGGATCTAAGAGCTTAATATATCTTTCTATGCTATCTGGGTTACTTAAAAGATTATCTAGTGCTGTAGATCCTCCCATCTTGAACTCGCCATTATGCAGATAACCCTTACCCTTATTAATAATATTCCCATCAAATAAATTAAAGAATGGAAGATAGCTTTTATTGTAGTAACTATTTGCATCTAATAACTGTGCTCCAGCCTGACTTCCTTTTTTGGCTGATGAATATACACCAGCTTTGTTTTTATTCAATAAAGGTTTATTTCTTACATCTCTTAATCCATTGGAAAAACTCTCTGAAAATATTTGAGCCTGTGTCTTATCAGTTGATTTACCAGCATAGTTTGCATCATCGGCATATCTCTTGATGATAGAATCTAGTTGATTGAATGATATTCCAATTTGCTTACCTTCAGGTACTTTAGTCTGTAGCGACTTAGGTAATAATGCTCTCTGCCCCGCAGGTAGGTTTGCAACTCCTGATGGCAATACTTTTTTCTTTACTACTTCTTTCTCTAGTATTTTTAATGTTTTATAGCTCGTTCCTAATAGACTATTAAGGTTTCCTAGTAGTAATTGTTCT